ATCAAAAAATGACAAGTATGCTGTCTGCTATGGGTTTGATTCACTCAGCTCAAATAGCATGAAGTCATCTAATCCTCACTCTGGGGTTCATGTAGATGATATTGTCAAAACTTTAGATTCAAACGTACCATGCCCATCTAAGAATCAAGGCGGCAATTTAATACTCACCCACATTGCGAGAAGATTAACTCCCAAGGAAACATTGCGTCTACAGGGCTTTCCGGATGACTACCTGGATATACAGGGAGCATCAGACAGTGCTAAGTACGCGGCTATAGGAAATAGCATGACCACATATGTACTACAGTGGCTGGGGCACAGGATAGCATTATTTGAGAAAGTAAGTAAAAAGATAGCATGAGCAAATCAGAAATATTGCAAGCTAGTGAAGTTCTCAAAAAACTGGTCGTCCATGTGGATAAAATTACAGAGGCGAAAGCTGGATATTATTCGGTAAGGAAATCTGCTAGGGTCATAACCTTGCAGGATGTTTTGAAAAATATAGGGTCAGATTGATTTAATTTTTAAAATAGTAAAGGATATGAAACCAACAAAAACCGAACTTGACATACTCGAGGAAAAAAGGAATCAGAGGATAGCTGCATTAGATGAGGCTATAAGACTTAGGCGTACCTATAACCTACCATTTAACAAACAATGGAATGAACGCAAACAGCTTGTAGGTAAATTTCCAAATTGGCAGAAATTGTTAGAGTGAATTAATTTCACCCCCTTACATAATTATTTTCAAAAGTTATAGAATTATTGGCATTTTATAGTATTTTTGTAACGCTTATCAATTATCGAACAATGAATTTTCATAACACTTCTAAAGATACCCCCACGCGGATGCAATACCAGCCTCACGGTTCGATATTGATAAGCCTTCCGTGTGGGTACTTTTTTATTTTATGAATACAGATAAAACAGCTTATCAGCGCAAGTTAGCGCATCCCGAATGGCAGCGCAAGCGATTAGAGGTCATGGAGAGGGATAATTTTACATGTCAATTTTGCTTTTCAACCGACGAAGAACTACATGTACACCACATCTATTACCTATCCAACCATCAACCGTGGGAATATCCCTTAGATGCCTATAAAACTTTTTGTCATCAATGTCATCAAGAAGAAGAAGAATACTTAAAGGAAAAAAGGTTTACTGTTTTTGACGATCTGCGAAGATTAGGCTTAGATTCTGGTGGGATGAATATGGTTCTATCCCACTTGGGTATAGTAAAAGAAAATGGATTTGATGTAGAAAAATCTGTTTTCTTTCTAAGCTGGTACACCGAAACAACACAAGAAGAACGGGATAGTATTGAAGTTATAATGGCAAAAGTTCGTGAACGATGGCATAAAAACAGGGAGATGCAAAATGGCACGACCACCGAAAAATAACTGCGACTATTTCCCGCACCTGACCACAATGAGAAATCACAAAAAGGTGAAGATGCTCCGAAATAAATTTGGGCAAGTTTTAGGCTATGCTTTTTGGAGCATGTTTTTAGAATACTTGACCGAGGCAGATGGGAATGAGATTGAACACACAGAAATGGAGTGGGACAGCTTCGCCTCAGAACTTGGAGTTTCTGCCACAGAAATAAAAGATATGATAGAGTATTGCTTAAAAATTGAAATCCTATTTTTGCGCCTTGGGTTCCTGTTTTCCACTTCTCTTGATGAATATTTAGCACCCGTTTATGAAAAGAGAGCCAAAAATAAAGAGGCAAGCGGCGCAAGGAAAAGGAGAGTAAACGGAAGATTCACCAAGGAACTTGGAATTACAGACGCAGAAACCACCACTAATATGGGTGTTGTTGCATCTGAAATGCCACAAATTAAAGTAGAGGGAATTAAAGTAAAGGAGAGGGTACTACGCCAAAATACTTTGGGAAATGATGAATGGCTCACCAAGACATCGGAACTATTAAAAACCACCAAAGAAAAATTGACATACCATTGCGAGGAATGGATTAAATGGGCTGAACCAAAAGGAAAGATGCAATACGCCGTGCCCACACTACAAGGGTATATTATTGAGGATTTTTTAAAAAAACAAGGCAAAGAAAAAACAGAGGATGGCGAAGAATTATTTTGGGTAAAGAACTGGGAAGACCCCAATAATTACTTCCAAAGAACTCAGGCGCAAATTGATAAGGCTGAACCCGGCTATTGGAGAAAATTCCCAAACTATAAGCCATGAACTTAGATTGGGCGAAATATGGAATTGATGTGAGCCAATGCAAGAAGGTGCAGGATATGGCTATGTGTCCGAAGTGTGGGCCTACCCAAAAGCACAAAAACGCTAAAAAGCTATCGGTCAATACGGTGACTGGGCAATTTAACTGTAAAAATGTGCCATGTGATTTTAAGGGGTCGGCAAAAGTATTTGAGCCAATGGCAGAAAAAAAAGTATATAAAAAGCCGGAACCGCGCCCAAAGGCGGTAGGGGCGAAGCTGTTGGCTTGGTTTAATAGCCGGAAAATCTCAAACGAGACGCTCCTGACCGCGAAAGTGACCGAAGGTGTACAATTCATGCCACAAATCAGCAAAGAGGCAAATTGCGCCTGTTTTAACTATTTCAGGGATGGAGAATTAATTAACATAAAATACAGGGACGGGGCAAAGCATTTTTCCCTTGAATCGGGAGCGGAATTGATTTTTTACAACCTAGATGCTATTCAGGGGCGTTCCGAGGCTATAATAACCGAAGGGGAGATAGATTGCCTTAGTCTGATAGAAATAGGGCTTACAAACGCTGTTTCTGTGCCAAATGGAGCGGCTAAGGGGAATCAGAAGTTAGTCTATTTGGATAATTGCATAGATTACTTTGATTCGTGCGAAAAAATAATCTTAGCTACGGATGCTGATGAACCGGGGGAATTATTAAAAATGGAACTTATCAGGCGATTAGGTGCTGAAAGGTGCTACACCGTGAAATACCCTGCGGACTGTAAGGACGCAAACGAAGTGCTGGTTAAGCATGGTAAGGAAACGCTCTTTGCCTGTATAGGCATGGCAAAGCAATGTGATATTGAGGGTATATTTACCGCAGATAGTCAGCGCGAGGCTGTACATAATATCTCCAAAAATGGATTTCCCGCAGTCGTGAAGATTGACTATATCGGATTGAATGACTGTATTACGTGGCGCAAGGGGGAGCTTACTGTTGTCACTGGCATACCTGGTTCGGGCAAATCGGAGATAGTTGATCAAATTGCTTTAAAATTGGCAGTTATACATCGATGGCGGTTCGGGGTCTTTTCCCCTGAGAATCAACCTACTGAATTTCACGTTATGAAGCTCGTGGAAAAATATGGCGGCGAACCAATACGGAGCCATAGCCACCAGAATATGACTGAGGAAAATATTAATAAGTGCATAGACTTTTTGGATGATCATTTTTTCTTTATGAAGATTGGGGAAATAGATATGACCATTGATGGCATACTTTCTAAAGCTGCCGAACTTGTAAAGAGGAAGGGCATTGATGGACTTATAATAGACCCCTATAACTACATTGAGCAAAATTTCGGGGCCGGAATGACAGAAACACAAATGATAAGTGTGCTACTTAGTAAAATTAAAATATTCAAAGAAAAGTATGGTGTCCATGTATTTGTGATAGCGCACCCGACCAAGCTGCGAAAAGAGATTGGCAAAAAGACCTATGAACTTCCTACCCTGTACGATATATCAGGAGGTGCGCATTGGTTTAATAAGTGTGATAATGGCATAGTGGTAAACAGAAATAAGGATGCAGGACTTACAGAGGTACATATCCAAAAGGTAAGGTTTAAATTTGTGGGTAAACCGGGAGTAGTTAATTTCGCTTATGACACACCTACTGGAAGATATACTGAGGAAGGAGATAAATTTAAACGCGAAATAGGGGCTACCGAGCAATACGAATCAACTACCAATAAGATAATACAAGGTAGGCTGCGAGAATCTAAATCAGACAGGGAAGAAGAAACTATTGATGAGCGCAATGAAAGGATTGCAAAAGAAATGGAGGATATATGAACTATCAAGAACAACTCAAAGATGTGCGCTGGCAAAAGCTGAGGCTAAAAATAATGGCACGGGATAAGTGGAAGTGCCGGGTATGTAAACGTGGCGATAAAACTTTGGCTGTCCATCACCTTTTCTATAACCCGTCAGGTATGGCTTGGGACATTGATAAGAAGTGGCTCGTTACTGTCTGTGAGGGCTGCCATAAGTTTTTAGAGGACACCAAGTATGGCAAGCCAGTGTTTACCGATAAGGATTACAGGCGCATGTATAACCGGATAAAGAGAAAAAATGAACCTGGACAGCGTGGAGAAGGTAGATAAAATGTTTCCGAAGGTATCCTAAAGGTGTTCACAGATTCGCTGGAGCGTATCAAGATTAAGGCATTTACTAACAACAAAATAAAGAGAAATGAGAGAGAGGAATGCACAAAGAATTTCCTAAAACAGATGCAAAACCCTAAAAAGTATCAATTATAGTCGATCCAAGACCCTTTTTAAATGTAGACAGGGATATGGCAGCCCCGACACCAACAAAGGGCTTGTGAGTTACCAAATCGTACCCTATCGCAAGGTTTGTGTACTTGTATATTCCTAATTCCCCACCTACCTGTAGGCTTGCGGAGTTGGCAGAAGGAATATACCCTACTGCGGCAAAAGCCCCTAGATTAATATAGGGCTGGACATCAAGTGAACCATCTAAATTTGTCGAATACTCGCCAATGCCGATGCTATAGGAGAAACTAGGGACTACTGAGCCTTGTGTAGTCCATCCTGTATTATATGGCTCTATTGTGATCGCAGACAGCCCGATATTTGGTACGCTATAGATAATTGTGCCGGACGCAGGTATTGTAGCCACCACAGTCGGGCTTGGTGCGCTTACCTTTGGCTCATACACGATAGAACCTGTAGATGCAGTTTCGTTTTCGCTAGTCAGCGGGTGAGCCTTGATAGACTTGGCTACTTTCTTGCCCTGCCTGTTTTTTAGCACCTTCTGGGTATGAGGTTTGCTTTTATACTTTTCTACCCGATCATGGGATAGTGTCTGGGCAGGTAGTTCCCAAATGGAACATACTGCAATAAGTAGTATGAGATATTTTTTCATGTTTGAGATTTTTTGATTAAAAATGTGTCGCTTCTCTCCCGCCTTGTCACAATAGCTTTTTTTGTCAAGCCTCACCCTTGCGGATGGTTTTGGTAAAACCACTGTTGAAAACCACGCTTCTTTATTGCGGTTTCTCGGCTAATTGGTCAATATGCGATTTGAGCGAATGAACGGTTTGCCTAAAAATGAAGTCTTTTGATTTCTGCTCAGTTGGCAGTTGCTCGTAAGGCACGAAACATGGGTGTTCTTTTGTTTCGGCATTTTTCACTTCCCCATACTTCCATCCTTCCTCCGTTTTTTGTTTGAGCCAACTTTCATGGGAGGCAGACGGCAAAGCCCCTGGGTTATCCAAATGGAATTTAACGACATAGATAGCAGATGATTTCTGCCATTCAGGGGCATCTTCCCATGTAGTCTGTGAATTATCCCCTATACTTTCGCAATAGGCTTTATTGAGTTCGTGTGCAACTTGTGCGATGTGTTCTACTTGCATATACGGTTTGTTTGTTTTATAAAAGTGGGGAGGTTTTTGGCCTCCCCGTTTGCGTGGTGAGGCATGTACTCGGTCCGTGATTGTTATCTTTATTCAGCCCCTTCCGAGCCGGTATTTGGCGTTTCGGGTGCAGGTGTAGGCGTAAGTGTAGATTTCAATGCTCTCAAGTCGCTCAGTATCTTAGCACCATCGGCCACTTCCACGAAGAAACTTTTGCCGTCCTCAGCATCATCTGCCGTCTGTTTGACATCAGTGAGTAGTTTGGCTACTGCGGGTGCATTGGCTTCATTGGCTAGGTCTATTGTGACATTAAAGGCGGCATCTATACCGTCTTTGTCGGCCACCAGTGTATCGTCAGATGCCTTACCGAGTTCTGATAGGATATAGTCCACGAGGGATTGTCCTGCGACCAGTTTGCCTTTGGCATATTTTACGAGAGTTACGAGATTATCGCCTAGTGATTGCTCGTTTGCAGTGAGATTTAATTCTGCCATAAAGTTTTAGTTTTTAGTGATTAAAAGTGAGATTCAAAGTGAGATTCAAAGATAGAAGAAATTATTGAAAAATTAAAATAGCATACAAAATAAGCACCAGCACCACCGCTATGTAGATTTGGAGTTTGGAAAGGAAGGTGTAAAGGGAATGGAGTGAGTTCATATCAATTCCATTTTGGTAAGCATTGATTCTATTTCTTGCCAATTTGCATAAGGCTTAGGATGATAGTCGGTATTCAAAAGCGGACATCCTAAAGCTGCATCATCAATATACATTTCAGCGTAGCATTTCGGGCTTTTAGTCCATGTGTGCTGATTGGGATTAGTTTGAATACCATGAAGCGGTATGTCATTCTCTAAAAACCATTTCACGGCATCGTATAAATAGTTACCGCCTACTGGGTGAATTTCTTTGTTTTCCGATTCGGGATTTTCAATATCACTCCTCATGGTAAACAAAATGAGTTGATGCCCTTTTGCTAGTAGTTTTTTAAGGACAGGTACAGCACCAATATCTTTGCCTATATATGGAAAGTCATGTGTAGTACAAGTGCCGTCAAAGTCTATTGCTATTACCATTTCAATCTTTCTTTAAGAATGTGATACAAACAATAAACCCCCGTCACCAGACCTGCAAACAAAAGCAGTCCGACTATTTCGGCTAAGGCTTGGGGTATGGATTGGTCGCGGAAAATCATGCAATTTGGTTAAGTATATCATTGCCGGTTTTTCCTAATTCCTCAATCATTGTATAGCTGTATTGTAAATCTGATTTCTCATACCAATTCGTATTGCCATTTTCATATTCAATCTTAACGCACAGTTTACTTTCTTCCACGCATTTCCATTTTGAAACCCCTCCAATATTAGATTTTACAATATAAGTGTAGCCGGGTTTGAGTTTCATACTTTTTTTGCCTGTTATGAGAAATCTGCAAACTCTATTAGTGTGTAATCTATATTGCCCTGTATCTGTTTTAGCAATGGCATTACATCTTCTAAATAGATTTCATCCATGACCTGACACCCTGCGCTAAGATTGTCTACAGTGGTAGCATTATCACCTTTCCACGAATGAAAGTTGATTCCAAACAGTCCCGTTTCTGTTATGGATTTATCTATAACAGGGCCTTCACTCTTGTCGCGATATACGGTACATGGTCCGACCTGCATAAGATATGCATCACCCGACCACCCTCCGGCAGGACGATACGACCACATACCCTTGTATTGAGCGGGAAGTAAGCAAGCGCATCCACCGACCTGCGCTACATAAGCATCGTTCTTTTGGTAAGATGAACCTGGCTTTGTTGAGATCGGGAATAGGTAAGTTGCTTCGCCAAAGCATATCAGACCCCAATCGGTGAACTGATTTGTGTATTCATCCGACATTCTTATGCCAATTAAATTACAGGGCGAATATCCTTTAGCTGTGAATATCCTTGTGATGGCATTTTGCAGGGACTGAAGAGCCGAAGTGCTTGCTTCGCCTAATTGCCCATCTACAGTAAGGCCGGCATTGATAAGGGCGTTAAGTCCTGTCTGTGTTGATTCTTGTATAGTCATATTCAAAGATAAAAAGATTTGGTTATTATATACTTATTCCACTTTTTCTATTTTCACCCCTTCGTAGCACCTTATGTATGTAGATTTTGTCTTACTGTTCTTTGGCACAAAAAACATCAGCCAACTAAACCATTTATTTAGCCAAATCACAGTTTTAAGCACTTTAAGGCTATCCAAGTAATCCCTTTCGGTTAATAGGTTTTCCCCACACATA